CGGCGTTATTAGCCCGCACACGAGCGGCATCTTGTTTTGTTTCTGTCTTTGATGGCTCTGTCGGGGCTTCCTGTCGGGGCGGCGGAGGCGCGGCCCGGAAAGTAGATTGATTGATTGGAGTTGAGTTGCAACCGAACAGCAAGAAGACGATCGCCAAGCACCACACAGGGATCATCTCGTCTTCGGGCGCTCGACAAGCTGCAGCTGTAGGTTGGTGAGACCCTTTTGGATATCCACGACTGCACCGCGCATCTCGGTTGCGAATTCGCGATCCTCCTGGCGGCGCTCGACGATGGCGTGCTCAGCCACCGTCAGGCGAGATTCAAAGCCTGCCATGGCGACCTGATACTCGGCTCGCATTGAAGCCATATCGCGCTGAAGGCTAACATATCCAGTTATCACCGCACCCGTCAGCGCAATGATTTGCAGGATGTGACCGAGATTTATTTCCGGATTAAAACGGACTCTCGGCGTCTTTGACGGCTCGAGATTTTTCTCCGTGACGGGGTCCGTTTTGATTTGGTGTGATTTTGCTTCGTTCATCTTCGCTTACCGACGATCCTGATACCGCGGGGGCCGAAGCTGAGCGTTTTGGTTTCACCGCCGACTTGAATGCAGCATTCACCGGTAGCCTCATCAGCCGTGATGATGTCACCCGCCACGTCCGTATAATCGTCGGTACGTACGATTTTCCAACGCCGTTTGTCTTCGGTGCTATGCCAGGATTCGAGCTTCATTGCGTAATTCCCGTGATGGTCCATGCGAGATTTGCCAGCGTCGCGTCAGGCGTAGCGGGCGCGATCACAGTCAGCACGTCGCCGGCATTGAATAGAGTCGCCGGGTTCATCGTGAATGTGGCCGCGGCAGCCGAGGGGGCGAAAACCATAGTCCCGACACTGGCGCCGTTCTTCTGGATGTTGAATGTCGTTGTCGCCGTTGCAGCCGTCGAAGCGGTGCCTCGGCTGCCGGAAAGCCCGACCGGCAAAGTTACCGGGGCGGCGAATACATAACTTTGGAGCACGAGGTTTGCGGTCGGTCTACCGCTGAGCGAGCCACTCACGATAATCGAGGAGGCTTGCCCGGTTCCTCTGACGGCGTATGTGTATGCAGGAAGCGAGTTTAAGCTCTGTAGTCCGCCGCCGACGATATTCATCGACGCAAATTTCAAGTAGATAGTTTGACCGATCAGCGTATTCGGATAAGAGAACCGGCCGATGGATCCGTCGAGCCTCGCGAACAAGGTTCCCGGCGGATGATCGGTGATCGTGCTGCCGTAAGCGCCGCGATAAAGGGTAGTTAGCGCATACTTATTGGTCGCGGTGAGGGTCGCAGTCTGGTAGGCGAGAAGCTCACCACCGATGTAGCAGAGAGTGATGAGATTGGCGGCATCGGTGGCGGAGACCGAGGCAAGCTGACCCTGGCTTTCGATTAGATCTACTGAGAGGGTGTTGGTGGCATCGGGTGAAGAATGCGGTGGCAGATCCGCCGTCAATACCCCTTGCACCGCCGTTGAGTTCACCGTCCCGGCGAGGGCATAGGAGCTCCCATCACTGGAGATCCAGACCTGGGCTCCACCCCAATTGGCGCCGCCAGAAAGCGCAACCCAAATTTCGAGCTGGCCTGTCAGCAGTGCAGCAGGAGGCTCGAAAATGATTGGCGCGTTGATATCCCCTGGAGGCGAGCTCCAATTCGGGACGTAGCCGGAATTCGACTGACTCGGATACAGGGTCGCCGTCGAGTAGCCGCCGAAGAAATCTTCTGCCGTGATCGACAGCGTGCCTTCTTCATCCTCCTCCACTGCAGTAACCCGCACAATCAAGGCCGAAGCACCGAGCCGGAGATCAGTGATTTCTACGAGGTCCATCGGCTCGAGCAGACAATATTTCCAGCCGAGCTTGAAGGTATAGGTGTTGCGAAATAGCAATGCTCGCTGCAACAGAAGCTGGGCAACTAGTGCGGCGACGTTAACGGGATCGACGATAGCCCGTGCCTTCAGCGAGCTGTCGCGGCGTATGCCGTAAAGATCGATCGACCCTTGATCGAAAGCCTCGACAATCGCAGTGGTGTAGTTATTCGATCGGTCGAGACACTCAAGTTGGATCGAATTGGCAGCGTCGGCTGGAGTCGACCGTGTAATATGAATTGGATCATCGTTGAAACCGCCAGTGATCGGCCCTGATCCCGATCGCAGCGCCGGCCCGCCGGGGGTTACCCCGGAATTCGTCCCGACGCTCGATTCCTGGACGATGAAATCATCCTCGCCGAGACTGTAAAGCGGTGTCGTATCTGGCGTGTAGCTGGAACCATTGCCGGTGATAGGCTGATCGCCGTAGGGGATGATCTTCAACAGTCCGCCCGACCACACAATGGCACTGTTGGTGATTTTGATGATATCTGCCAGGTGTTGTTGCGCTTCTTGCTGGGTATCGAGCATTGGCGACAACACCAGGCCAAGGGCCTGGCAATACGCTGAATAGAGAGAGAGGTCACCCAGACTAGTCTCCGGGAATCCGGCTCCGTAACGAGGATTGGTGAGAAAATCAGCCACGATAGCTGCGGGATTTGCATCGAACCCGTTGGTCCCGCTCGGCGACAGCAAGCCCTCCACCTCGAAGGAGAAATTCGGAAGGGTGGCCGTGTTGCCCATCGCAAAATTGTTGGCTACGATAGTTGCGGTTCCGGAATAGCCGAGGGCCTTGGCCGCATGGCGTGTTTCCCAATACGGATCTGCTGCCTGTCCATCACTTCCGAGGTAAACCGCGGCCGGCAACGAGGACAGCACTCCTACATTCTTGTCCCACCACACCGTGCCGATGCCGGAAATCGGCCCTTGGCACACTCCCATTATAACCGAGGCACTATATTTATATTGTTGTCCGCCCCCTTTACCGCCGCCACCACCTTTTCCGATACCGCTTTGTTGCGATGACGGCGCTCCCTTAAAATCATCGTAGTCGATCAAATTTGGCGTGACGCGGGTTGTACCGTAAACGAGCGGGATAACCCCACCGCGTTGCGAGGTTTGGAATTGTAGCGAGCCGACGGCCTTTTGCTGCTTGGCATTAGACCCGGCGCCGACGATGCCACCCATGTTCGACTGTCAGACTTCGAGAATGGGAAAAGGGTCGAAAAATCGGACCGGGCGGCCGCTCAGTGGTGGCTGGTCCGCAGCACCGCAGACAACCCCGGCATCCCACCATGCGTGGATGAGCCTCGGCCAGGAGACCACGATAGCCCCGTGTGAGAAGCAGCGCCCGAATCTGAACACTGCGACATCTCCTTCCCGAGGCGGAGTCTCAACCTCGCGTGCGTAATACGTAAGCCCCTCGAGGTATCGCTCGGCGTCGCGATGCAGGTGCCAATCAGGCGGATAGAACGGGACGTCGATGTGCGAGATCACTCCCGCATTCCGGTAGACTTCGGCGAGCAGCATCAGGCAATCGGTGCCGCCGCCCTTGATCCGGCCCATGTGATGATAGGGTGTGCAGAGCCAGGTTTGCGCCTCGGCAACAACCATTGCCCTGCGGTTCATACCGCCGTCTCCGGCGTCGGGATGAAGGGAAAGCCCCCGAAGTGAATGGCGTTATTGAACACGTTTGTACAGGTCGCGAGCGTGCGGTCACAGCCGGGCAGCAGCTGAAATTGGTCGCCGATCACAACCGACGAGAGAAATGGAAGCTTTACAGAGACCCAGCCGGAACCCATGTTCGCGACGGTGCGGCTCGATCGGGCATTGGCTCCGGTCACGCCGACGATCGTCCCTTGGACGTACAGGTTCGCTGGGGTCGGGTCAACTGAGGTGGCGACTTGTGCCTGCGTAGAGCCGGGCTCGGCCGCAAACGTTAACCGCATGCTGGAGCGGTCGAACTGGCACATCGGGTCGCCGAAGGTGTGAGTGCAAGACGACTGCCACAGCCGACGCGGCATCTGGATATTTAGAAGCTCGAGATGGGAGCGGCATTTGAGGTCGATGCCGGTACGGGTACAGTCAATATCCGAAACGCGGCCGGCGAAGAGCACCACGGTTCCCGGGCTCGTGTCGCCGTAAGTCGGCATGAACGCCCGTTCGAGCTGCAGGAGCGCGCCGTCGAGTTGTCCCTGCCAGGCCGCTTGCAGAAATGGCACCCCGCCGATCAGATCTGTGGGGTCGGTATAGATCCTGACTTCGAGTTCGTCGACCTGGGTGCCGATAACGACCTTGGTTTTGGAGCGCTCGAATTTAGGGCCAAGCGCAAAGGTGTAGCCATTCGCGGAGATCGGAGTCGACGCTGCGGAATAGCGCAGTACCGACCCGCCTACCAGAGTGATCGTGTAGAGGTCCGCCATGATGAACTGGTTGGCGCTCGAGAGGAGCGCGATCAGGGCGGGGCTGGCCGCTTTCATGATCGCACCGATATGAACGTCAATTTTTTCACCTGCCACAGCCGATACATGAAATTCTCGAAATCGTATTTGTCGTCAACGAATCTACAGCGGAAGTAATAAGTGAAGTCAGCGGTGATGGTGAGCTCGCTACCGGGAGCAGTTTCGAATGACATCAGCCCGGTGGTCGGGTCGACACTGTAGGTCGCCGGATCTTGCTTAATTCCATTGAAGTAGATCGCGCGTACGACATTTGGCGCGACGATCGGTTCCAAAAAGCCGCCGCCCAGCAGGGTCGCACCCATGGTACGCTGGAGCTGGAAAGAGGGCGTGCTCGCATCCCCGATGCCGATCTGCTGCCCAACGACTTGCCAGTCGCTGGGGTCTTGAAACAGGAAAGTGCCGAACGCTCCCTGGCAGAGCATGAAGAATCCGAGCAGGGTCCGCAGTTCGTCGTAGCCAGCTGACGGGTTGTCGCGCAGAAAGTCATAGACCAGTGCAAATTGCCACAACGGATACGGATAGTCGAGCGCACGCAATTCGCGCCCGGATACCGCGCGCTGGATACGCGTCTGAAAAGTCGGCGTCTTGGTGACGCTCCAGGCAAGCCCGGGCAACGCCGGAAAAATCAGAGCCATCACGCCGACCGCAGCGTCGAACCGTTGCGCATTGCCTTGTTAAGGGCATTGACGAGAAGGCTGCCATTGCTTTGGAAAAACCGTTTCACGTCCTGACTGTCGATCGCCGACACGTTGACCACGACCGCACCAGACCCAGCGCTGCCGTTT